TAGGCATTCATCGCATTGCTGTCGTAGACCACAGTGCCAAAGCGAATCACACCGCGCAAAGCCGTGCCGTACTTCCTCCAGAGATATTCGGTGCTGATTGCCAGCTCCATGCCCTGGCGCTCGAACATCCAGACATACTCAGCGAGGTTACCCACAAAGAAGGGCGCAAACTCATCGGTACTAGCTGTGATGTTCGGCAGCAGGGAATCCTCGATGACGACGATCTCTTTGCCACGGAAGAGATACTTGTCAGGCTGAACAACATCAGGCACAAACAGGGGGCGGTTATTCCCGTCATCGAGATCAGCCAAGTACAGGAAGCCACTCTGGTTGGTGTAAATCTTAGCGCTGTTGTAGAACTTGCGGGGCAGGTCCTTAAAGAGCGCTTTGTGAATAGCCTTATAGCTGCTGATGGTGGTAGCAGTAGCGCCATTCGTGCCAGCGAGGGCATCCAGCTTGGCGATTACTGCCGCATTCTCAGCACGCACAGAAGCCAGAGCCAGCTCACGGCCGCAGATGTCCACGATGTCACTGGATGCATCGTCAATCAGCTGATTGGACACGGGGATGATGAGGCCCATATCAGACACAGTGTAGTCTGCGTGACCAAAGCTGATATCTGCCTCGCTGATGTCAGCCAGTTCAGCAAAGCTCTGGAACACCAAATTCTGGTCGCTGATGGTGGGCCAGGTGCCGGTGGTGTAGTTCGTGGAACGCACGGTGATGTAATTGCGCAGCTGGGTAAACTCATTGCGCTTGTCCTGGATCTGAGCCATCTGCTCAGTGGGCACCAGATAACCACCTTTTGCGGATGTCGCTTCAATCTGGCCGGGAGTACCGGGACTGCCCGTGACATTCCGATACGCATTGCGCTCTTCATCGGTGGGGCGCTGGCCGCGCACCAGTTTGTTGAAAGCACGACGGGCAAGCTCAGCTTCGCTCAGGTTGCTGGTGGATGCAGCAGGTTTTGCCTTCGCCATATCCATGGCATCCATTTCTTCAAGAGCCTTGGCGGCCTTGTACTGCTCGACCAGGCTGGCCATCTCGCCGCTTACCTTGGAGGCCTCAACATATTCCTCTTTGCTGTTGAGATCTGTAACCTTCAAGGACAGCTCATCAATTGCTTTTCTCAGCTCATCACTCTTTTTCATTGCAATACTCCTTTCGCCAATGCAAGGGCAATATTGATTTTTGCCTTGTCTATTTCATGATCATTGTCATCTCCTGCAGATTCCGGCTCAGGCTTATCCCTCGCCGCAAACTGCAGGACCTTGGGCGCCTTCTTGAAATTCACAGGCCGCTTCCCTGCCGCGCAGGCCGCGGCCTCAGAAGGCTCCAACACTTCAATCTTGAAAATCTTGGCCGCATCTTCGCCGGTCAGCCAGGTCTCATCATTGACCATAGCTGTAATCTGACCATCCGTCACGCCATCAAGCTTAGCTTTCCGATATGTGCTTTCCAGCCCTTCCTGAAGAGTGTCCAGAATATCTGCGACCTTACGATGGTCATCAGCATTGCCGTCCTCGGGGCCTGTGGGCTTATGAATCATCAAGTATGCATTCGCTGGCATTTTGCGCTCATCGGCCGCAAAAAAAATCTGGGTCGCGATAGAGCAGCACCAGCCATCTATTATAGCTGTGGTATGTCCGTCGTGCCTCGCTATCATATTAGCCATCGCAACACCGGCATTGACCAAGCCCCCATCCGAGTTGATATAGATGGTGAGGTCTTTGCCTTTCAGTTCATCCAGCTGCTGCCGGATTTTTGCGGGCCATTCATAACCGCTTTCCACACCCCATACGGCAGAAAGGAAATCACCTTCCTGGTCGTCAATGATATCTCCGGAAATAAAGATTTCCGCTTCTTTATCATTTTTATTCCTGATTTTCAACATTTACATCACCACCCCTATTATCATAAGCCTTTCCAATCTCTTCCAGCTTGACGTAAGAGCCATTGACCATATGGACATCGCCGGCAGCGCACGGGGGCAAGTCAAGCTTATTCCTGGCTTCATTCACGCTATAGATGGACGATTGGGTCATCTTCTGCAGCACATCAGCCTGCTGCTGCGGATCAGCCCTCAAAATAGTCCAGACGTTGAATTTATACCCCAATCCTTTATCCTGCTCAGCCCGGGTCAATAGTTTACGATTCATTTCCTGTTCATAAATCGTAATATTGTAGAGCAGGGTCCCAACATAAAATTGCAGGTTCTGCATGGCGCTATTGTTATAGCTGGATTTTGTGTAATCATTCAAATGGTCCGGGGACAAACCAAACGCTGCAGCAATCTGCAATGCGCTGTATTTTCTCAGCTCATAGAATTGCGCATCTGTCAACTTCATGTTGAGAGGCTGCACATCCCAGCCAAACGGAATGGAAAACATCTTGCTGTTGCTATTGCTGATTTGCTTTTCGATGACTGAAATAACCTTGGCCCGCTTTTCGTCGGACAGGTCACCGATATATTTCACGACACCGCTAGCGGTCATCCCGTTCTTGTACAGGTCATTCAAATAAGCCTGGGATTCTTTATTCCCTGCAAGGGAATCAGCAAGGATTTCCCTTACGGACTTGCCCGCCAGACCTCTTTCTTCGGTTATCCAGGAACGAACATGGATAATATCCTCCGGATGGATGAAGTATTGATGACCATTAGCATCGTAGCGATAATAATACCGCCACAAAGGGAATTCATCCAGGTCATTTACCCAGATTTGCATATGCCTCGGATCCAGCACATGCAACCCTACCAGTTTGCCCTGCTTCCTTTCGGTATAAGCATAGGCATTGCCATAATGGTTTCGGTTGAATTCCATCGTGGTAAAAAACTGGATGGGCGTCATGATGGAATTAGGAGATGTCCCCAGGCAGTACATCGTTTCATGCTTGACCCTGTTCTTGTTCTCATCAATCAAATAAACAGGAATCTTACCAAGCGATTCAGACAATACCTTCATACAAGTAAAATAAGTTATTTCACTTATGTCAGCAGTATAAGTCCCGGCCTTGCCTCTGAACAAATCTATGATATCGCTCATCTTGTACGTAGTCCCGCCATCGTTACGGAATGCGCCTTTAATTTTATTCCAAAACCCCATTTACTCACCTCCCATCGTTTTCAACCACTCTTCTGCAACCGCATCGTAATCAACGCTCTTTTTGTTCATGAAGTACAGTTTCCATGCATCAATAATCGCATCTATAGGGTCAATCCTTTTCGTGGCAGTCATCTTGTCAATTTTGACTTCCCCAAAAGAATTCGGCTGAGATATGACAGCGTTGACCGCACTCCATGTCAGAAGTGAATTTGATTTATCATATTCAACCAGTTCTGCTTTGACAGATAGCTGGAAATCTATCGTCGGATCATTCAGTGACCTGGCTGACTGTTTTATTTCAGTCAAGTCACAATCCAACACGCTTTCCAAGTCTGAAAGAAAAGCAGCGGCATTGTGACTGTCATAACCACAGGCCACAACATTCAAGTCATAGTCTTTGATTATTTTCCCAAGTTCTGCAATGATGGCCTTATAATCAGTTTTTATGCCATACATATCGCTCGTTAAAGTGATAAGTCCCTGCCCCGACCATACGCCATATGGTGCATCGTCAGTTTTGATATGTTCCTGCAGCCGAAGCTCTGGCATATAACTATGGGACCATATATATACACGCTCTTTCTCCAAAGGGAAAAGGAGCGCAATGGAAGTCAAGTCACCGCCAGATGAAAGATCAATGCCAAGATAGCAATCCTTCCCTCTCATATCCTGCAGCGTTCTTTCACTTCCGCATCCCCGCCACTTGCCTGAATCGATAAGCGCGCCGCCGGTATAAGTTACCCAGCGATTGAGACTCTTGGTGAGAAAGTTCACCAACTCCTCGCCCTGCTTCTCCTTGGCGTCAATGGCCTTTTCGGCCATGCGGGCAACCATCGTCGGATCCAGATGCTCATCGTCCTGCCAAAGCTGCAGCGGGTTTGCTTTCGCCCAGTTTTTCGGCTCCCAGATATCATCGTCCTCATCAAGTTCAGCGATATAGACAAAGAGGGAATCCTTCTGGACATTGCCCTGCAATACTTGCTTGCAGAATCGGTAATGCTCATAACATGGCCCATTCAAGTTGAATCCCGCTGTCGTGATGGCGAAGGTCAGGGCATTGTCCACGGCCAGCTGGCCGTCCTGCATGAGCTTGTACATCTGGTTTGTGGGGTGTGCGTGGTACTCATCAACTACCGCTAATCAATTTGTTACCGTAAGGGCTTTTTATCCCTTACCTCTTACAGTTTCCTGTAAGTTCAGCATATATCATCACCTTCAGCCGTACTGGTCAGGTGCAGGGCACTCGTGGGAGTATTATATTCTATGCGTTTTCTGCAATAGAAAACGCATAGGTTCAATTCCTATGCGTTACAATGACCATTGCTTTTTACTTCAATGGTTTATCACGGTATTAGCGTATTTTTGATTATACTCTTTAATATAAACGGTTATGGTACATCGATTTACATTCAGCACTTCAGCAATCTCTCCATTCGTTTTGCCTTGCGCTTTTTGCTCACCAACATATAACACATTCCTCTTCCTTCGCTCTTCAAGCAAGCCCGAAGTAGCTTTCTTATATTGCGAATAGGATAGGCCTGTCTTATCCAAAATCTCTTTTATTGGTATATTGTCAAAAAACATTTTAATTGCAGTTTCTTTAGATGTTTTGATTGCCGCGTTAGTATCAGCTATTTCCTTTTGGAAAAATTGGCTAAACCTTCTATAAGGGATATTGTATCTCTGTGACAGCGTAAAAGGAGATTCCCCTTGCAGTATACGCCGTCTGCAGTCCGCTTTCTCCGTCTTTGTTAGATGCTTAATTTTTCTACTGGTGTCAGTGTTGATAAGCTGTTCGTTTAACTCAGGCGCAATATATCCCCAATTTTGCAGGTTCTTTATCCTATAAATACAACTTTTGGAAACATTAAAATCCTTAGCGATGTCGGTAAAAGTATCTCCCGCTATCAGTCTGCGTTTGATAGTCTCCACATCCGCGGCTTGAATTTTATTGTTTTCACCCCGACTTGACAATATAAATTTCTGTATCGTCGAGGGATTATGCTTTTTCAGCACATTCCCTCCACTTTCGAAATTATAGCCATGAGCACGGTCTGTTGCTTTATACTGGCTTATCCAAAAGCGCTCTTTTGCGTCAATCTCATCTACATCACAAGTCTCTATGATTTCAGCTTCAAAAGCATCCCACCCATATTTGTTATATGCTTTTTGCAACAACTCATTGTGGTGCGTCTGATTTTGAAGATGTGACCTATGACTTTTTATCCTGCGCTTAAATGCTTGTATTGTTTGCCCAATATATACTTTTCCATTGTTTTTGTTGGTAATTTTGTAAATTATGCCCTTCATAACCGCCAGTACCTCAAAAACTTAGCCTCATTTCAACTAACATCATATCTATTATCCCATAAAATGTTAGTTTTAGCACCGTTTTTGCCCTGTTCGATTTTGAATTTCTTCAAAAAAGGACATTAGTCTATCGAGCGGAAGCCATCCGCAGATTTTGTGTCTCTGCCGATGGCTTTGATGATGGTACCGGTAACCAGGCTGGTTATCGTGCGGTCATATTTGCGTATTTTGTAGAGCCCTTTGAGGTCTTGGTCGGACTCAATGAACTTGTCGATTTCATCCCAGACGATATTCGCCTGGTCTTGCTTTGTCGCTGTGCAGAATATCCTGCCCAGCAGGTAGCCGGAGAACGTGGCGACATCGTTGCACATCTCTCCGGCAAGGAATGACTTGCCGTTCTGGCGGCCTATCTGGACATAAGCTTCCCGGAATCGCTTCAGCTTGGAGCGCTTCTTTCGCCAGCCGAAGATGCTGCCGATGATGAAGTTCTGGAAACCTCTCGTCGTCAGCTTCTTACTGCCCACGCCTTCGCCGATGGTCAGCGTGTTGGCTATGTCGATATGCTTCTCAGCTTCCTTGACGTCAAAAATATACTCGAAGCTCGGATTATTCATGTCGTCGAGGTGGCGCTTGCAAGCAAGGTATTCAGCGTTCCCGCAGATGCGCTTCCCGCTCAGTATCAGTTTTGCATAGGCCGTGGTTCTGTCAGTTACTTTCGCCATGGCCATCATCAAGCTTTCAGGAATTTCAGGAACTTGTTCTCTTCACGCTCTTCCGCCTGGGTGGGTACAATCAGCTTGAGCCTGTCTGTGGTGGCAAGGCCCAGCTTCGCGCTGCACTTGAAAATCGTGTTGGCGCATTTATCAGCAATCGCGACATAAGGTGAAGGGATTAGGTTATTGGCGCCCATCACAGTCAACCCATCATTCTGAAGATGATCCGATGCTTCGACGTACCTGGCATAGTTGTCGGCGTAAATCGCCAACACCCCCAGATCCAGATTATCCAGCAGATTGATTTTCCCGGCTTCACTCACAATCCGGCAGTATTCGTCTGCCGCTTCAGTGCTCAGCCAAGCCGGAGCGCTGATTTCCAGCTGCTCTCGGTCAATTTTAATCGCTTTTTCCTGGATTTCCCGATTCAAGCGCTTTTCTTTGCCGATTTTGCCGGTGGAAATAGCGACCACTTTTCTCGGTCTCCCTCTCATTTCCTTCACCTCCTTAAATAGAACATTGGTTCTTAGAACACTTGTTTTATTGGTATTTTCTGGCGTTTTTGCAGGAGAAAAG